CAACGCCGTCGACTCCGCCCTCGACATCTACCTCGACATCATCAACCTCTTCATCCGCCTCCTCTCCATCCTCGGCCGCCGCGAATAGTCGTGGACACCGACGGCAAATATTTTTTTTCAAAAAAAAATAAAAATCACACAATAAAAACAAAACACCCTCGTTTTATTGGGGTCTTTCGAGACGAAAGAGTGCGATAATAGCTCAGTTGGTAGAGCGGCGGCTTCCCAAGCCGCAGGTCGCGGGTTCGAGTCCCGTTTGTCGCTCAAATATTGATAATAAGTCAATTAAGAGTGATTTTATAAAAATGGGTGTGACAGATGTGTGTCACACGAATTTTTCTTGGTGAGCCGGTTAGGTTTTTCGCCAAGAAAAAAAAATGTCCTCAGTAGCAGCTCAAATTAAAATGTTTTTACCGGCAATTTTGAAGGAGTCCTCCTCGATGGGCTTCTATGCCGAGTATTATATTTATGATTCTATTAAAGAAGATATGGTGCGAAAACGCACCAGGTTGTCTTCTGTCGTAAACCGTTATCATACCGTCAGGGAGCGCAGGATTGCTGCCCAGGAGTTGGTGGAAGAGATAAATAGAAAGCTGGCAGGTGGATGGTCGCCGCTCCATCAGACCGAGGACAGCAGACTTTACACCCCCATTGCCGACCTTTGCAATAAATTTGTGGCTGCAAAAGAGCGGGAAGGTGTGAGACCTACCACGCTCACAAATTACAGAAGTTACACTGGTCTTTTTCTCCGCTGGTGTGAGGACACTGGCCGTTCGAGGAAGTGCAGTGGTACCTTCCTCCGTGTCGATGCTGTGCAGTATATGGATAGTGTATTGGAGAAGGGTAACGGAAACCGTCACTATAACAATACCGTGAAAGCCTTGCGTTGCTTTTGGCAGTGGTCTTTTGAGCATTGCTATTGCCGTGAGAACCCCTTTGCCGGATTGAAACTTTTGCCCAAGACGGCAAAAAAGAGAATCCTTGTGGATCCTGTTTCGCGGCAGCGTGTTTCCAATTACTTCGAGAGAGAGAAACCGCAGATGCTCCTTGTTTGTCAGCTTGTTTACTCTTCGGCCATACGACCGAAAGAGATAAGCAACATCCAGTTGAAGCATATTGACCTGGACCGTCATTATATATTGATTGAAGCCGAGAATGCCAAGAATGGGAAGGCTCGTTGTGCCACCATCACACGAGAGATAGAGAAATACCTTGTGCCTTTGGTTGAGAAGTATAAGAATGGTGATTTCTACCTCTTTGGTACCGGGAAGCAGATGCTGCCGTCTGTCGGTCCGGCTAGGCGTAATTATTTCACCAAGTGTTGGGATAAGATGAGACGTGACTTGTTGCTGCCTGAGGAGATGCAGCTTTACAGCCTCCGAGATACTGGGTTGACGGATTTGCTCCACGCAGGAGTTGACCAGTTGACCGTCCAGCACCACGCCGACCACAGTTCCTTGGCCATCCAGAACATCTACACCGACCACTACGATAGTGGGCTAAATTCCAAGATTCGTGACCTTGCGCCACAATTTTGATGTAATAATTGTAATAAATGTAAGCGTGCCCCTATCAATCACTTGACGGAGGTACGCTTGTTACAATTGTTACAAATCAATAGTGCATCCTGGCACACTCGATGGTTGCCAGCACCTTATCGTTTGCGCCAAACTCATAGGATATCGTTAGCGGCATATATTTTCTATTTCGCACCATAATCCAGCGCGTATCAGACCACTTGCTTTCTTCCTGCGGCATCTGCATTTGGTAGATGGAGAGAAACACCTGTACGGGCAGTTTTGCCACAAAACGGTAACGTTCTTGGGTAGCCTTAAACTCATAGAGTTTGCGTAGCCATTTCTCTCCCACGGCGTTTTTACCAACTGCGGCCAAGTCTAGGTAGTTCTCGTTTATATCGCCGTTTTTATTCATACACGTGGGGTTTGCATCCTCGATGAAATATGCTCTTGACGTAACCCTAATCACGAACCGCTCACCCTTGTATTGTTGGAGAATCATATCAAATTCACCCGTGTAGTCATCATCCATCAGTTTAGAATTACCAGATGACGCGATGTCGCACAGGTATCCTGCCGTTCCCTGGCTGTCCACCACCCTCATATTCGGCACCAGTATTTCTGTACCCACATCTTCTATATCGTCCCCTTCGTTCCCTATCACCATCCTCTTGTCGTTTCCTGCGGACGTTTCCCAGGAGAACTTGCCGGTCTTATCGTCCATAGTGGCAATGTTGTAGGCGTTTTCGTTAGCAACAAACACCGACATCCTTTTTTTTGAACGTGCGGTATCGAGGTCTGCACGCTTGGTGACATCATCCATCAGGAAATCTTCGGCGACACCCTTTGTGCCGAGAACCGTATCGACTGTCACACGGTATTGTTTCGGTTCATAGGTCATTCTCTCTGTGCTGATAACATATTCGGAAATATCTGTTGCCTTTGCAGAGAAAAGATTATTAGCGAACGAAAGCTGCACGACCTTATGGAATGGATTGACGTACATTGAAAGCCCAAAGAACTTGCAGATTTTCTTCAGGAACTCACCATTTGAAACGTTTGGGACATGCTGCTTCCAGCGAAGCATCGTGTCGAAGACGTTCATCATTGTATTGGTATTGGCGAGTTCTGTTTTATCTACGGTTGACAAATACTCCAACCTCTCATAGTTCCCATATCTTTCAACTCTCGCCTTTCTTACCGTTCCGCTGTTTGGGTAATTATCTGGAATCCAAAAATCGGTGTTGATACTATCGGGGTCTCCATCCCACGTGCCGTGCTCAACTGTCTTCACTCTGAATTTTGCCAACTCAACAACAAAATTAGCTCCTCCACCTTGTTGTCTTAGCCTTGTTGCCGAAAAACTTCCTAATATATCAACCGCTTGTTCCGGGTCGTCATAAGATGCAGTTGCATCACCCGTGCTGGTTGTTAGTTGGATTGCGTATAAATCATTAGTTGGTACTATATAATCGTGCGTTTCCCACCTTGCAGCGGTGAGATTGTAGAATTCCACCGTGTTATTCTGACGGAAAACAAACTTATTGTAGGCTACACCGAAGTTATACGGGCGAACCCCATAAATATAATCTTTTTTCGCCGCACTATTGCTTACCACCGACCTAAAAACAGGGTATTTCTCTTCGGCTACAGCGTTCGGTGTTCTAATGATGAGCAGAAAAACCTCATCAATATACTGCCACGGTTGCCACGCTGTTGGACTTGCGGTTTGCCCTGTCACTAGACTGTCCACATCAGCATTTAACCTAAAATTCACAACAGGAGTCTCGCTGCCACACCTAAAGCCGTCATAAGATACTTCATTAACGCCAACATCCATTGAATGTGCAGTTGCTATATTATCAACCCCAGACACATTTGTTATATACAGGAATTCGTCTAACCCAAACTGGGTAAGGTCTCCATCCATTGCATTCATGGATTGCAGATACAGTTTCTTTATATGCTCATTTGCGAGAAAGTCGCCGGTCACCCGGTATCCGGCATTTGCTAGCACTTTCTCAACGAGCCAGTCTAGCCTTATAGCTGGAGCAAAAGCAAAGCCATTCAGTTTTTCACCAACATTGCCGAGCGTATTGAATACTTTAATGCCGTATTCGGATGTGTCGGGGAGGTTGCCAACAGTAGGAACGCCTATTGGTGACTGGCTTGTGTCGTAGTATACGAACAGGCGGTTGATGTATTCACACCAAAATTTCTCATCGTGGTCGGTTCTTAATGTGGCTCTTTTATTACGATGCCAACCGTATGCGTCATTATTCTTATAAAATTTTTCGCAGGCGAAGAGGAAGAACTTGTAGATACTATCGTCTGCCAAACTGCCCTGCAGGAACGAAAGCCAATTGGCTCGATGTGTTTCAAGGCTGTCTGTCAGTTGTGAGATAACCACATCGTCGCCATAATTATTATCCTTCAGCTTTCTGTTTGCAAACTCCTCACCAAGGCCGTCGAGTACCACGCCACAGGATATTTTCTTTTCATCCACGACACTTTGAACAAACAGATATCCATTAGATATTACAATACCATTGAAGATGATTGTACATCTGTAACGCTTGAAATTTGAGACATAGACAAAATGGGCGTTGTTCAGCGCAATGGCGTTGGGTGCTGCCGGAACGTCGAACGTCCAGATGATATCGCTGGTTAGGTTGTCAATATCGAAACTGTTATTGTGCTGCTCCAGCACCAGTGTTGTTTCCTTGGGTATGTACAGTGGTGTGTCGCCGATTTTTATGGTTATCATTGTGCGAGGCTTTTGATGAGGTGGAGCAGTTCAATCTGTGGGTGGATATCGCTTCTGCGTTTGTCGTAGCTGCTGGCAAAGTAGATGCCGCTTTTCCCTGCGAGGGCGCGAGGGCATATTTCCCCCAGCTGGTTGTCGTAGGGGAACTGAAGGTGGAACTGCGACAACAGGCTTTTCAGGATCCTCCGCAGGGCCTGCAGCTGACGGTCGCCCATCATCTCGTAATGGGTGCAGCCGTGGTAAGGCTTGCAGGTGCAGTACTCGTATGGCACACGCACCGGGTCAGCCCCCGCGATACGACCGTAGCGGCCTGTATAGTGGTCGGGTGCTGCCGGGTACCAGCGGCCAGCGTACAGCACCACCGGCCCTACATTCACCAGTGCAATCACCCATCCGTCGCCACCGCCGCCGTGGATAGTTCCGTTGCGATCTATCACGAAGCCGGGGCGGTCGATTTTCGCCTGCTCCGACTCCAGATAACTTTTCAATGAGTGGTGCCAACCTGTGGCCACCAGTTTAATTTGTTCTGGCATTTCTCCTCCTTTCACGCTCCTCACGCACCATGCGGTCGAGCTGGAACAGCACCGACGGCACGGGGAGCCTCAGATATTTCTCTTCTTCAAAAAAGTTGTCGCCCATCACGTTGCGGATGAGTGTCTGCAAGTCCAAACCGTTACCTTTCCCGCCACCGCCGGTGAAGAGTCTTTTGTAACGGCGTGTCAGCATCTGGCGCATCAGTTTGTAGTTCAGAGCCACTGCCGACAGCACGGCTTTGTCGAGCTGCTGGAACTGTGGCAGACGTTCGTCGCAGTCCCACTGCGAGAACTCGCCGCGAGGGTCGCTTTTATGGTCCCAGTCGGGCTTCTGTGGGCGGTAGAGGGCAGCGGCAACGATATCCCACCTTCCTGCGTTGGCCTGACTGTCGGCAATCATCCATTCCTGCCAGGTGACATCACTGAAATCGTCGCTAAAACCGAGGCACACAGTGCCATCGGGGAGTGTCACCGTGTCCATCTTACCCACCTTGTAGCCGTCCAGCTGTGCCATCCAGTCGAACTCATGCACCACCATCCACCAGTCGGCGGGGTAGAGGCTCACTGCCACCACGCCGTCGAGACCGATGAGGCGGCGCACTGTTTCCGCGTCGATGCCCGGTTTGTCGGCGATGCTTCCGGCAAAGATGATAAACTGCTCCTGTGTCAGCTCATCCCAATTTTCAGGCACGTCGTAGGGGTAGCGTTTCCCTGCAACCTCAAATTCAATCCTCTTCATTGAGCCAAGCGTTTTTGTCAAACATACAGATACTACAGTCGGTAAGTGTCAGTGTGACACGGTAGCCGACATATTTCTGTGCCGTGTTGGCTATATATTCACCTGTGATTCCCTCTTCTTCGATTCTCTGGAACGGCTTCACCTTGTCGGTCATCATACGGCCAATGATTTGCTCCGCAACCCTCTCGCATCCGCTCCACTTTAGATCCATCTCGCCGAAGTCGCCCACAAGGTCGTAGCTGTCGACGATGATGAAAGATGTTGTGCGGTTTTTGCTCACATTGGGTTGCTTGCCGATATACTCCACCTCGTTGCTCTCCAGTACCAGGCAGGGGAACTTCACCACACTGCGCAGGTTCTCAAAGAACTCTTGCAACTCTCCCCGAAAGAAGTGCTTGTTGCTCTTGGAGTGCTGGAGTTTTTTGTGCTTCTCGGCCAGAGACCGCATATAGGCGGTATAGTCAATCAGGAAGTTCTCGCCGCTCATAACACCAGGAATGTTTTATGTCCGTGATTGTCGATAAGGTCGGCACCGTGTTCCGTGTCGCTCTCCATACCTATCTCCTCGATTTCGGGGAAGGTGTCGACGTGGCGTTTGCAGTAGGTCACCACTTGTCCAATGTAGCGTTCTGCCGCCTCTCGGTGGTGCTGGGTGAAGGTGGCCACCTGTTCCTTGTTGGCACCATTCATCACGTTGCCACCCTGTCTGCTCTCCTCACTCACTATCATCAACCCCTGCGCCGTTGGTATGAGATTCAGGAACGGAGCCGCCTCCGACATTGACCAGTGTGCCACGAATGCCTCCACACTGCGAATGATGGGGCGATACTTGTTATCCGTGCCGTGTTCCAGCAGGGCCGTCTTCAGTCCTGCGCCGATACGGAACTCCAATTCCATTGCCTCTGTCTGCTCGATCCATTCGCGCAGCTTCGCGAACACACAGAAGTCGCCGCCAATGGAGATATGTTTCTCGAAATCGGCCATCGAATGGATGAGACTGTTCTGCCGGATGGTGTAGTATTGCGACTGCTCGAATTCAGGCAACTCGCTGACTTTCTCCGTGCAAAACTCCAGCACCTTGTTCAGGTATTCGTAACCCTGCCGCAGGAGAGTGCTCTTCAGCGCGTCGGATTGATAACGGTACGCCCTTTTCTCACCCTGGTTGTCGCTGATACCTGCGTCGGTCATCATCACGGCAATCTCATCGAAGGAGTCCCAACAAGCCAGACGCACCACCGTCATCTGCAGCAGCGCGACCAGTTGCTTTAGGGTTGCATCTTCTGCCTCGTGGCTTGCGTAGTAAGTGGCGGCGCGCTCAAACAGACTGTCGCCAATCATCGGGCGCACCCGAAGCAATTCAGCGGTGGCGATAGCCGGTGCCATCATTGTGAACGATGTCTGCACACCGAGCGGAAGACACTTAATGAACTCTTCCGCGTTCTCGTTGTTCTCTGGTTTGAAGAATCGTGGTTCCGTCATGTGGTAATCTCCTCTTTAGCCTGGCCGGTGTTCAGTGTGGTCAGGATGGTTTCTTTATACTTCAGCACCAGGTCATCGCCGTGGCCGTTATACTCCAACATCATCTTGATGGGAAACAACACCTGCTGCTTTTCAATGTAAGTGGTGATGATAGACACCAGGAAACTCTCGCGGATATCGGAGCCGCTGCCAGCATTGCCGGCATACGCACCGCCCGGCATTCCCGCTCCAAATACGCTGGGGTTAATCATCAAAGAGAAGAGGATTTCGGAGTTGGCTGCTGCCGAGGTCGAAAGTCTTTCCTTGGCATCAATCTCATTCTCCAGACGCTCAATCTTCCATCCGTCGCCCTTGCCGTTCATCCCGGTCTCGTAGGTGCTTATGAACGCCTTGCTGACATTCTCTTCGCCGCACAGATCCTCTTCCATTTTATCCATGAAAGCGCGGATCTTTTTGCTGCGCTCCTCCTTGTTTTTCACATCGCCTTTCGGAAACTCCTTATCCCAATAACTTTTAGGAATTTGAATATGCCACATCAGGCTCATTGCGTTGGCATAGCTCTTTGCGAGGAACTTGGGTATCTTGTTGGCAATGTCAATCCAACCGCTACGCATGGCGGCATCCCAGTCGGGAATGCCGTAGTAATCATTATTACTGTAGTAGTTCTTGATACGCGGGAATGCCAGCGGTTGACCTTTGAGTTTACCCATCACCTTCAGCCGGTCGAGGTCAAGAAATGGGTCGTACTCATCCAGCATCTGGAATACCTCAGAATCTTTCTCCGTCGGCTGAAGCTCATCGAAATTCGGGAATGTCAGCAGGTATTTCTTATCTTTACTCACGCGGCAATGGCGGGCGTTGTGGATGATAACATTGACGATACGGCTGCCGTCGTGGTTAAAGTAGAGGATGGGAAAACAGTTACCGAATTTGAAGAGGTCGCGGAATGCGCTGCTGGCGTAGTTGATAAACGGCCAGGAACGGAAATATTTCTGCACCTCAGCATCCTTGCAGCCTGTGAGAATCATTTCACCCCTATCGTCGTAGCCGGTGATATCCATCGGCACGACACCTTGGCCAAAGCTGGTGCGAGCCTTAAATCCGATGCCGGTAGAGAGTACGCCGGTGGAGCCGATGGTGCGAACAGCGTCATCGGGGTAGCGGTTGCCTGGCCCCCAGCTGACGAACTCACGCTTTCCGATAGTGAAGGTTTCCTTCGGTTTCTCCACCACCGGCTTTGGTGTCTCGGTGTAGCCAAACACCCTGTCGCTACGGAACATCAGCGGTGTACCGTCGTTGTCATACAGAATCTCCATCGTCCTTCTTTAGAAACTTTTTGATTTTGAAATTAAAATAGCTGTCGAGTCCGAGGAGGCTGCCAGCCAGCAGGAAGATCTCGCCGACCGCACCAAGCACCGAACCCGACACTTCGCCCTGTGGATCGATAAACATACCCACGAAAAGCATAGCCACGCCCAGAAGAGCGAGAATTGCGCCAAGCCAAAACTTCCTGCTGTCTGTTTTCTCCATGGCTTATTCCTCCTCGGCGGTGTTTGTGGCTTCGGCTGGAGCAGGTTCTTCGTCTTCCAGCGAGATTTCAAACTCCAGGTTGTTGATTTGCTGCTCAACGGTCTGGTACTCCTCGTTGGCGGCCACATACTCGGCGTAATCATCCGGGTACTCAGTCTGGAAATCCACACCAAGTTTTGAGCACTTGGCGGCGTGCGCGTCGCTTTTCTGCATCGTGGTCAGCAGGGCCACTTTACGAGCCTGCAACCGGCTCAGTTCTTCCTTTTTTGACATAATGCTGTACTTTTTATAGTTTGACTTAATATGTAATGCAAAAATACATTACAACTGGCACTCTGCGAGGGACACCCTTTTACGCTTCTTATTCCGGCGCTTGTAATACTCCAGCGTAGAGGCTTCCGGCTTTACGTTTACCTTTAACCAATTCACTGTGTCGATTACCAACACTTTGCCCCACACCGAATCCGCGATGCTTTTCAAGATCGTCCGGCGAAAACGGAACGTGTTGCACCACTTCATCAGCCCCATATAAGAATTTATAACCTGCACAAAGTGGTCTTTCTCCACCATCATATAACTCACATTACCTTCCGCTTTCCTGATTGCGCACTCCACCTTCCATTTGAGATTATGCACAATCCTGTCGCTCGGCAACGTTCTGTCGTATCTCACCTTGTAACCCAGCATACAGATACCTTTGGAGTAGTGCTGTATATACCGTTTGTGAGGGTGCAGTGTCAGGTGCAGCTCCGTTTGCAGGAACCACTCAAACCGTCCGATATCTTCGAGGAACCGTGCCAAGTCGCGGAACACAAAGGCGGTATCGTCCGTGTAATGCACGAAGAGGTAGCCCAACGAGGATAGATAACGCAGGTAGAACGTAGTGAGGAAGTTGGCCAGCATTTGAGAGGTTACATTGCCGATGGGAATGCCGATGCCGTTAGTCTTGCCACGCAACGATTTCGATTTTGGGAAACCGAGCCACATTCTTTCATTCGACTTAACGACACAGTGGCTTTGCGGCAGCGATTGGTAGATAATGCGTGTGAGGTATAACAACAGGTTCTTATGAGGCCCGCCGTACACCTCTTCAATGAAGCGCGACATCAGGCGAACTGCCAGTTCTGTGTCTATCGACATGAAGAAGCTCTGCAAGTCCAGTGAAGCGACATAACAATCCTTAGTGTATCCCTCACTAACCTCGAAGACATATTCCTGGAACTGCTGCACTGCACGGAGTCCACCCTTGCCGACACGACAACTATAGCTGTCGGGATGCAGGTGGTATTGCTCCAGCCACCAATTCAGCTCATTGAAATACCACGTCTGCACAAGGCGATCGCCAAAGTCGGCGGCCAGCACCTCGCGCAGTCGTGGTACAGTAATCATAAAGCAGATACCCACGCGCATCACATATTCCATATTACCCACCTCGTGGACCAGTTCCACGAGCTGCACCACGAGGTGGTACTGGAAAATGAGGCAGGAAGGCTTCTTTGCCTTCCTGCGACGACACTGGCGGTTGACCTCATACCACTCTTCAAGCTGTAATTCGTAAAACTCCAGGGCTGCGTTGTCATACACATCAGATTCGAGGAGCGGGCGCACCTGATAACTGTTGTACTTGTTGTTGTTGTTCAAAGCACCGTTGTCGGGGTTGTATAACCAGGCGTTGTTGCCATTGTACTCACCGACGGCCCATTGCTTGCCTATATAGAGGATTCTCACCTCATTCTGACTAATCACCATCATAATGACCAGTTAGGCATCCTTCTAATATGTGAGATCTGACGCATCGGCTTGCCTTTGCGTGTCTGCCTCTTCCGCGCGTTTGCCAAAAGAGTTCAGCAGCCTACTGAAGTTTACGTAGATATCGGCCAGCTGTATGTCGAGTTTCGCCTTTGCCTCATTGCTTATGCTCTGCAAATCGTTCAGGGTGTTCAACAGAGCTTCGGCGTTGTGTACCTCACTCATTGCCTCTTCCATATAGAAAAGTTTCTGTACTGCGAAACGCGGCGACAGATCCATCGCCTTGATGGTGTACTTGCGGGCTTGGCCGAGGCCGTTGACCAGCTGCTGCACCAATGTCGGGCGAAACTTTTTCGGCATAGATTTGTCGATATACAAGCATACCGATTCTTCCAACCGGCACACCAGCTTCACGACAGTTACATCCAGCACGGATTTCTTCTTATCCATATAGTAGAGGTTATGGGGTGCGCCTCAAAGCGCACCCCGGATTAAAGGTTTAAACACGTTTCGAAGCGAGGAGCGGGCGCACCTGAAAACTGCGGTACTTGTCGATGTAGGTCAAAGCACCGTAGCCGGGGTAGTACAACCAGGCGAGGATGCCATTGAACTCACCGACGGCCCACTGAGCACGCCACTGGATGGTCTGGCCGCCTGTAGTCGTGTTAATGGCGGCGTTAAGAATGGTGACGTTTTCGGGTGTCAGTTCCTCAACCAACTCTGTACAACTGTTCATATACCAGTTGCCCGGTTCGAAGCCTGTATTCTCACCGTCGACAGTGATACCGAAGGCTGCGCAGATGGCTGCACCGGGGTAGATATGCTTGGTGTTACCCTCCGCATCGGTGAAGTAGCAGTTGGCGAGGGCGTAGGTGTACGCCATACCCTGCTCACGGCAAGTGGCGTTGATACCCTTGCAGATGTTCTTTTTGATACGGCGAGAAAGCAGATACTTGTCATAGTCGCCACCATACTTGTCGTAGAGAGCCTTGTGGCTGGCATCCTCATCGGTGGCCAGTGCATCCCAGACACTCTTCTTCATCGGCTGCGCTTCACTCTCAGCCTTGAACGAAGCTGCGCCGCTTGATGTAGCCCACGATTTGAACGTAGCCGGACGGACATTCGTGTAGTACGACGAATTGTTGCCACTCTCGCAGTAGCAAGCCGTACTGGCGGACATGTACTCCAGTGTCGGGAAGATAGTCTTCACTGTCTGCCCCTGGAATCCCGCGTGGCTACCCTTGGGAGTGCCATTGATGCCTATACGAGCCGACAGGGAGCAGTCGAGCACAGTGGCATGGCTGGTGTTAGAGAAAGTGATGACACCGTTGTTGTAGGTCGAGAGACTGAAACGGATAGCGTTTTCGCCGATGGCTTTCACCGACAGCCCGCTGCCGGTAGTCAGCTGACTCACCACTGAGGCGATAGTTGCGCCGGCGGTCCAGGAGCAACTGCCGCTGATGGCCGAACCATAGGGAGTACAGGTGTAGCTGAAGCCGCCGTCTTCTGTCAGGTCGCAGGTTACCTTATACTCATTGTTAGCCGCCCACATTTCGCTACCATCGGCCGCGCCGCCGTGATGAGTGTTGGCTTTAGTGCCGATACATTTCTTATACACGAAGATGTCGCGGTCGGTGTAACTCAGCAGGTAGAACGCTTCACTTCGCACATAACGTGCCGAGTCGAAGGTGGCTGCATTGTAGGTGCCGTGCTTCAGGATTACCTCGCGATGTTCGGCGAGGTCAAACAGTTTTTCGTCGCCCAGCTCCAGCGAAGCGGAGCGATAGGGCACGATGACGTTCTTGCCGTCATATTCCACACCGTTGCCCGCCACAGACACGCTACTGCGGTCCGTGGGTCGGGTGGTGTCATCTTTGTACGCCTGTTTGTCGGCGTATTGTCTGAGGTATTTGCTCATTGCTTTGAATTTTAGGAGTTACTAATCTGTTTCCAGTCCGTCGATGCCGACACGCCGACAGCTTTGTACACAACCTTGTCGGTGGTGTCAATCCACTCCTGGCCGACGAAAGCCGGAGCGATGTCGGGAGAGGTGCTGCGCACCAGGACAAAGGCGTTTTCCTTGTCGCCATTGTCGCGCAGGTTGCCGGTGAGACAGCGCACCACATTCAGTTCCTCGACGGTGAGGGAGCCGAGTCCGTCACTCAGTCGCTTCTCGATCCCGGCGATACGCCGTGCGAGAGTTACGAGAGCTGCTGCCGTCACGAGACCTTCGCCCTCGATGGTCTGCGGCATATTCTTCAGCACGTCGGCCCAGCGACTGGCGTACTGCGTTTCGAAGTCGACCGTCGAAGCCCCGCCCTCGAAGCGGATGGTGCCGAAATCGTCCACCGTGATGAGGCCGGTGAGGTTGTGAGTGCCGGTGGCTGGTGTAGCCAGAGCATATTTCAGTTCTGCAGCACCCAGAGCGGTCTTCAGGGCGGCCACGGTGCTGATGGTGGTGGATTCCACGATGAGAGTGGTGCCATCGACATAGAAGCCGGTGACGCTGCCGCCGCTCACAGAGAAGATGCCGCCGGTCTTCATACCCGACACAGCTGCCGCAAAGCGGTAGGTAGTGGTCTCACTGCCCTCTTCGCCGCTAGTGATTTCCTCCACACTCCAAGGAAGATCCTTGGCTGCAGCAACAGCCACACGGCGGTACCAGACTCTTTCAGCGGCTTTGTCGCCAAAGGTGATTTCGTCGTAGGCATAGCCCGCACCATTCTCGACGCGGCGCATCGTGCCGCCCATAGCGGTGATGACGCTTGCCAGCGGAATCTCATCGGCGGTGTAGGCCGCATTCTCCGTGTCGCGGTAGTTGCTCCAGCAGAGGTGTCCACAGATCTTGGTCACATCGACACCCGAGGCGAAGGTGGCCACCACGTCACCGTCGGCAGAAGGCAGGTAGTACACCACGCCATTCTCCGTGTGGGTGGGCACGGCGACATTGTTCTGCTTCACCGAGGTAGGTACCACTATGTGGTTCTCATCGTCGGTGAAGAGATAGCCATTGTTCTGCGTGCTCTTGCCGTACTCACCCCATGCTGACTTCACAGCCTTGAATGTTGCATTCTGACCGCTGATGCCACTGGGTGCAATCTGGTTGAATCCAACCGACACGATTTTGGCACCACTGGCCACGATACCTGCCAGCGTGCCACGGACTGACACCACGCGGGCCTTGCGCTCGCTGTTGATGTCCTGGTCGCCGCCGGTGGTCTCGATGGCGCGGCTCTGGGTATAGCTCACGTCGATACTCGAGCCGATGTTCAGGTTGTCGGCCATCTTGGGGATGATTTCACCCTCCGTGAGAGCCCTGATGAACTCCGACAGTGGGAAGTTGACTGTTTCGCCGGTGTCATAGCGTATACCGAAAACTATCACCTTTTCGGTTGCGCCCTCAAAACTCGGCATTCCCGGCAGATCACTGCCACGTTTGATTTCAATTTCACTCATATATATAAGTATTAAAGTTTGTAAATAACTATCTTGCTACCGGCTCGATTTCTATGAGGTAGCCATCCTCGGTGCTGATGGCGAAGCCGTCTTCCGTCCCCAGCACATTAGCTATTCTGAAGCGTTCGATGCCGTAGGTCTCATCTTCCGGCTCCCAGCCGTTAAAGAACACCCTTGGTGCCTGGCAGGAGTACTCATAGTGCAGTTCGCCGCCATTGCCATCGGTGACATTCTTGCCGCTGGTGGCCTTGGAACTGTCGCTCATCCGTGCGCCGCGCCTGATATCGCCCAGCAGGTGCCATTCTCCGTTCGACAGGCCAACCACAAGGATGTACTCTCGGTTCATCGCTACCGACATATAACCCAGCAGCTGCTTCTTAAAGCCGGGGTGGAAGATTTCCAGCTCCGCTTTGAACGAGCGGCTGCCGTGTTGCCCCTGTGGGGTGTAGATTAGTTCGCCGAATTCGTCGGCGCTGTAGATCTCGGCGAATTCCTTGCCGCTCTTCACCGTGATAGCCCGCTGCACCATCGCAGGGCTGCCGATGATGACACGCTCACCGTAGTTGGTAGGCACATTGGAGGCCACGGCGTTAATGCTCTCCACATCCTTGCGGGGGATGAAGAGCAGACGCTGTACCCCCGGCATATTGTTGCTGCACACCGCCGGAGCGGTGATGTTACCAGATATATTATTGCATCTCATATATTTTAAAATTATTATTTCACAATCAGCTTGGTTTTGTCGGCCAGGGTGGCGACAAACCTTCTCGGATCGTCATTTTTATACTCGATAGCGATATCCACCACGGTATTGATGAATTTTCGTGTCATATCAAGGTCCTTGGTGATAGACTCGTTGACACCGACATTGCCGATTTCCGACTTCACATCGTTGACATCCTTCTGCATACCGGAAGTATTGTCGCCGACAGCGGTCTCAAGTTCATTCACACGTGTGATAACGTTGCTGTTCGGCAATGCCGCCGCCGTAGAGGCTGCATTGGTGGCTGTCTGTGCTGCACCCACCGCCTGATTGACAACAGTCTGCAAGTTAGAGGACATATCGCTCGTGGGGATGCCGCCGGCAGGTTTCTTGTAGTAGCCAGCCGAGTCGAGCTCAGTAGTTGTTCTATAGCCCAAAGTAGCCATCTCGGTCACTGTTCGATATCCTGCGTTGTTCAGTTCTCTCTGTGTCATATATCCGAGGGTAGCTAGTTCGGTTGTGGTCTTGTAACCGAGGGAAGAGAGTTCGGTGACGGTCTTATAACCTGCCTGGCCAATTTCTGTGATAGTTCTGTAGCCAGCGGTGTTTAGTTCGGTCTGCGTCTTGTAGCCGAGATGAGCTAGCGTTCCGGGGAGGCTGACGGTGGTAGTAAACACCTCTTCAAGTTGAGATTGTGTCTTATATCCGGCAGCAGCCAACTCAGTCACGGTCTTATAGCCAGCCTGTCCAAGTTCTGTGACTGTCTTATAGCCGAGTGCTGCAAGTCTCGTCGAGAGGCTGCTAGTGGCAGTAAACACCTCCTCCAACTGCGTCTGGGTCTTGAATCCTGCAGTGGCAAGTTCAGCCTGAGTCTTGTAGCCAATGGTGCCAAGCTCCGTGACGGTCTTAAATCCAGCCGCTCCAAGTTCGACAACAGTCTTATAACCAGCCGTGCCGAGTTCCGCGAGGGTCTTGTAACCGAGGGTTCCCAAACGGGAGGCGAGGCCGCTGATGAGCGGGAACACCTCTTCGAGTTGGGTCTGCGTCTTGAAACCAGCCTGTAAAAGTGCGGACGGCAGGTCTGTTGTATTTAACTTGTTTCCGAGGGTATCTTCCACACCCCCAACCCTCTCATTTATCGCTTCAATTCTCTCCACAGTTTCCCCATCCAGGGAGATGTTGAGTTGTGCCTGTGTTACGTCGCCAACTAGTTCGACACCATTTATACGCGGACGGTTGATGATGGAATTATAATCCACACAGCCATCCACCACCGCACCACCGACAGCGGCAGTGAGGGCGTTGATGGCATTTATCACCTGATTGATGATGCCGAATGCCTGTGACCAGGTCATTCCTTCTGTTATGTTTGGTATTGTTGCCATTACAAAATTACATTGCTGTTGGGTAATGTTCTGTCTGAGAATGCCACCAACGCTTCGTTGAAGTCTACAACATTCGAAGAAGCCCCGCGCTCCAGTGAGCCGTTGGTGATATCTTCTGTCTGATTCTCCACAAATCGGTACGAGAATTCCAGTGTCACCATATCTTCTGCCTCATCCAATACAGCAAGACTGCCCGCCTCAATGGTGATGCGGAGCCACGCCGTGCCACACTTTACATAGTGGTACTGCTGTCCGATACACTGTGCCAACCGACGCGCCTCTGCGCGCGTCATTTGTGCCGTAGTAGCGGTGTACAGTTCTCCGCCCTCCGTGATATCGAGATAGCGGCGATGCTCAACGAGAAGTTCCTCTGCTTCTGTGGTGATGTCGCGTCGCACCTGTGGAACCACAAAACTGCGAAGCAATCCGTATTTACTCTGAAGGAGTAGTTCCGTCGGCTCGTAGTAGTCCGGCTGAACAACAAATGTCCTACTCCAAGTATGACCACTCAATGTTAGGCTTATCGTGTAATATTTTGCCGATGTTATCCCCAACGCCGCCAGGCTGACAGGGATGCGATAGATCTGACCATTCTTCACCTGCTTGGTGGTGGTTGTTGCCGTACCGCCGTCAACCGATAAAGCCACAACGATGTTTGTTGTGTTGTTCAGGTTTAAAGTCGTATCAAACCACATTCCATAAAGGTATTCCGCTTGGTTGCGACAGATGCGGATGTTAGCATTGTTATCCTCACCGAGGATACGGAAATAATTGTTTGTTTCGGAGAATTGTGTTTCATTGCTCTTCCAGTCCGGGAGATTGAGGCGTGCGAAGCGGTCGGCAATCTCGCCACAAAGAGTGTATTTATAGCCCGTCGTGGTCCAGTTCTGAACCAGCGGCGTACCCTCTCCCCATATTTCGCCATAGCTGACACGGTACTTCAGTATCATATTCGTCAGAATAGCCCACGCATCTGATGCTACATTTGTTGTGGGGATATCTGGCTGTGGTATGAACCCCGGAAGGAGGTTAAGGGGTATCTCAACATCCCCTGCACCATTCGGCTGAAACACCAGTCCTTTCACTGTGTGCGTCTTCGTCTGATTGTTGTTGTTCACCACCACCTCTATCTCTGCAGCAATGGCGTAGTTGGGTTTTTCCTGCCGGTCAACGCCGCCGCCATTGAGTGTCCAGTTTAACATCTGGTACCCCGAACGGTTGCCGTTGGAATCGGTGCAGAAAATCTCGAACTTGTGATATCCAACATCCTTGGCCACCATAGCCAGGTGTGTTGCATCGTTATTGCTGGATGGTATATTGAAAACTTGTTGCACATACCAACAGCCACGTATTTTGTCAAACAACTCACTGTTTCCTGCAATATCAAAAGTGTTACCCGTTGATGATGCCACTATATTAAAAACATACTCCGCGCCGTCGATAGCCACCACGATATGATTGCCCGCTGCCGGGATGTTGGCGTTGCGTGTGCAATAGACGTAGTGTTTGGATCCGACCGAATCAAGGAAGTCGCAATGCAGGTTGTAGCTATTGCGATTCCTGGCCCAGCTGAGGGTAAATGGCGACGATACGACACTAGTGGACATTTCTTTCCTTTAATTTTTATGCAAAGATAGCAACAGGGGGAAATAGGTGTGGGGACACCTTTATATCCTCGCGATGTTGCGCAAAAAGTTCTCGTTTGTCTCAAAATCGGTCATCGTCTGGCGACTGATAACAGCCTGTCGGTTTTTCGGGTCTTTGAGGTATGTCGCCAGTTCTTGCCAGAGTTTCATCATCTCGCCACTGTCGGGCATATTCACGTCAAACTTCTGCGTTGCTGTGGGCATAGAGAGCAGGGTGTTTTCCATTGCACCCACAGTGCGACGGCCAAGTTCGCGGGCTGCTGCCGTTGCCACCGGCATATTAAGTTGTGCCATGGGAACGTCGGCAAGTGCGCGACGGTTGCCCCGCTGGTAGGCTTCAAGTGCTTCAATCACCGGAGCTGTCGCCGGGTCGTTGAGCAGACTGTTACTGGCTATCCACTCGCGGCCACGCTCACCGACACGGTAGAGCTGATTGTTATGGATATAGCCACCCTTGGAGCGGGGTTCAGGCTGGCTCTCAATGGCGGCGATCTGCGTAGCCATTTCGGCGGCCAAAAGGGCACTCATGCCTATCTTGTAGGCCGTCGTACCCTCGCCAGCCCACAGCTTGGTGGCAGCCACGGCGGCGTTGATGATAGCCTCACTGTAGCCGTAGGCCTTCTGTCGGCGCCAGTCTTCCTTCTCGGCTTCAAGGGCTTGTGCTTTGTAGTTATCCTCCAGCTCCTGCTTGCGGGTGTTGTATTGCTCCTCGCTAATGAGGCCCTGTTCAAACTGTTCGTCGAGCACCTTGATTTGGTCGTCTTTCTCATCCTCCAGCTCGTTTAGGCGCTGCTGCGCCTGATTTTTCAGCATGGTGTTGATGTTCGAGAAGATGCTGAGGGCCTTGCTGCCAAAATCCTCCATCACCTCGGCCCACTTGTTGAGGGACTTACTCATAGCATCCTCTTTGGCGAGCTTCTTGGCTTCTTCGTTCAGTTCCTCGAGGTTCTCGGTCTCGTGCTGGATGGCTTCAGCATTCTTCTCGTGCTTCTCGGCCTCTTCGAGGTTGCCATTCTCGCGGGCCACTCGTGCCATCTCCTGCTCGGCAGCCAGAGCGTCTTCGAGAGCCTTGGTGTACTTCTCCACCTCGGCTTGTGTGGCAGTGAGGGCGCGGGTGTAGTTCTCTTGGTAGGAGAGCGACACACGGTTGTCCTCTTGTTTCTTGAAGGGACGCTTGGTCTCGGGAGCAATCTCGGCAAAGACGGAAGCCACCATAGCCTGCCGCAGACGCTTGTAGGCGGCAATCTGCTCGTTGATGTCGTGCAGCTGACGCACAGAAGCTTCGTCGGTCTTCGAGAAGAGGGTGGCTTGGTCGAAGGTGAGTTGCAGTATAGCCTCATCGATAGAGTGCAGCTTCTCTTCGAGTTCGGCGGTAGCCTTGCGCACTTTGTCAATCTGCTTGCCGTCGCCGGTCTTGGCGGCACTCTTGGCCAGTTTGTCGAGTTCCTTGTTTGTCTTGGCGATATATTCGTCAATCTTGGCGCGTTTCCACTCTTCGGCCTTGGCTTCGAGGTCGGTGAGCATCTGTGCGGCCTCCGGGTGGAGATTTTTGTCTACGGCCTCCAGGTCGGTGCGCATCTTCTGGGTGGTAGCGTCAATCTCGGCACCTATGGCCTCGATGCCTGAGAGTGTCTTGGCGTTAATCTTCGACATAGCCTGTTCGTAGCTGTTCGAGAACCGCGTCCAAGCAGCCTCCGCTTTCGCTTGTGCCTTCTCCCGCTTCTCCCTCGCCTTTCGCTCGGCCTCAGTCTCGCCGGTGCCAGTGGTAGTAATCGTTTCCGTTTTCGGTTTGAGCTTCTCAATCTGCTTGGTGATAGCCTCACTCTTAGCAATCATTTCGCGAAGTTCCAACACACTGCCAGCCGTATTCTTCGCCTCGTTGACCTTTTTTAGCATCGCCTCAAGCTCTTCGAGACTCTTCTTTTGGAGCCCCCACGGGTCATCATTCTCTTCGTCAGGCTTCAGCGCAGCCTTATACTTTTCAATAATCTCCGTTGCATCCCTGTACGCAGCTTGAACCTCCACCAGATCCGAACGGGTGCGAGCATAAGGAGACCTACCAATGTCACCGTGAGAATGAGACACATACCCTCCGAATCGAGCAATATAGTCCTCAATCTCCTGCAACGCCTGTTGTGCGGTTTTCTTACCTTCAGAAATCAATCGCACCCTTTCAGATACATAATTTCTCACATACTCTTTTACAGCTTCGGAGGGGTCTTTTTTCCAATGTATTCTATTGTTTACCTTTTCTGTGACATCTGCAACAGTTTCAGCCAAGTCGCCATAAGCCTCAGCCGTCTTTTCTGCATATACCATGTCATAGGCGCTTTGTCTTGCGGCAGCAGACAGGTCTTTATATGCAGCCTCCAAGTTATTAATAGCTCCCTTCTCGTTCAAATGAAGCTGGATAATTTCAGGATAATCCCTCTTCAGCTCTCCGAGAGCAGCAGCATATTCCTCCGAACCTTCCTTTGCACCGCGTAGGCGGTCTATCAGCACAAGGATTTTCCCTTCGGCCTCTCCAGCCTGCCTGCCAGCCTCTTTTATTGCCTCACCAACTTTCCATTTACTTGTATTCCTTACAATTTGGATGGTCAGCGCAGCGATGGAGGTGAGGGCGGTAATGATGAGTCCCCAAGGTGTAGAAGCAAAGGCGGTTTTCTGTGCCTTCACGGCGGCAGTGTTGGCATTGGTGGCCACTGTTGCCTGATTGGTGGCGGCGACTTCGAGGTTGTAAACCCTATTGCGAGTGATGGCGGCGAGACGTTGCACCTCTATCAGGGAAGAATTCTGTTGTCGGGCAAGGTTTTCCTTCTCAATAGCCAACTGCATCTGTATCGACTTCAACTTCTCCTGTTCCTCGGCAGCCACTTTTTTGAGGGTCTTGGCTGCCTGTACGTCCATCTGGTGGGCTTGCAGCTTCCCAATACCGAGCAGCGACTTAATACTTCCCTGCAACTTACCACTGGCAACAAAAGCCAAGGTCTTCATGCGCACCCAATTAGCCATCAGGGCAATGAGACCGAGGAGGATGGCTTTATTCTCCTTGGTGAGTTGAACAAAGCCCGCCACGCCTTTCATCAGCACCGTCCCGGACTTCTGCAGGTGTATCAACACCGGATACAATTCGTTGCCCAACTCAATGCGCACCTCCTCGAAGCGTTTCTTCGCCTTCTCGGCTTGTGCCTGCATTGTCTCATTCTTAGTATTGAATTCATTGATAACGCTGCTACCCGTCTGCATCTCCCGATTGGCCAACTCCTGAGCCTCGCGCACCTGGTCGAGGTGCTTTGCCAACGATGAAACCACAGTGGCGGCGCGTGCGCCATCTAACCCCATATCGGCAAACATCCCTATGAGTTGCTGGAAACCGCCACCTTTTTCCATTCCCTCAAGGGTGCGGAGAACCGCCCCGTTCATATCTTCATCCATCATACGGCGGAATTCTTCGATACTCACACCTGCAGCCTGCACAAACTCTTCCGGCTTCTTCACCATTTGCTGGATGAGTTTCATAAATGCCGTTGCCGACATCTCCACCGCCTGGCCGTTCTGGTCGAGCGCGGAAGCATAGCCAAGCACCTGGTCGGCACTCATCCCAGCCTGCGCCGCTATACCGCCCAGACGTTTCATAAATTCCACCATATAACCCTCGTTGGCCGTAGAAGCCTGGCCGAGACTGTTGACAGCCGAGCCGATGGCAAGCATCTTCTCCTCAAGGTTCTTACCTTCAAGCGTCTTCGACACCCCCTCGTATATATTGGTCAGCTTGCCAACGGTCACCATAGCCCCCTCACCCAGAACATCACCAAGTGCAATATTGATTTTGTCGGATGCGGAAACGAACTGTGCCACAGCCTCCGCGCTGTTAATACCCAACTTTCCAGCCTCGTAAGCCAGCTGGTTAAGCTGCTCACGGCTGGTGCGGGTATCCATCTTCTTAAACGCCTCGTTCAGCTTCTCCACCTGCTCGTGGGTGAGACCGGTGGTCTTCATCACGTCGGCGTAGACATCATCCAGTTCGGCGGCAGACTTGGCGAGGTCTTTGAGTTTTCCGATGCCGAGGTCAATCATCTGGAAGGCCGAATTGAGACCCGTGACCACGTTGGCAAACTCAGCCACCTTGGTCGTGGTACTCTTCCACTCGTTGCCGAGTCCCCTTACAGCCACCTCCTGTTCTCTAATAACAGACTTTATTTCTCGAATTTTAAGAGAGGCTTGTATGTACTCTTCTGAGCCAATGGGAAGTTTTGCCTGCTGAGATTCCAGTTTTTTCATCTCGGCACGCAGGCTTGATAGGGTGTTTTCCACCTCTCTGCCATTGATGTAGATTGTAACCTTACGGGATAATGCTTTTGCCATATTATTTTACTAATTAACATGGCAAAAATAACAAATCCCCACCCAACGGGTAGGGACTTGCTATTTAATATAATTTATTTCTTTATACCTGCAAATAGGTGGATTACCTTATCCCCTTCATGCTCGGCAACGATGTCGAGCAATTTTCTTTCCTGTTTATCGAGACTACCACTCAGCCAGTCGCTCATCGAGCGGCTGGAGTGGCCCGCCATTGAACGTGGAGTGCCGCGACCAACGCCATATTCGCGGAATATGCCGTGTACAGGGAACTGGAAGGCGACACCGGCAACCTCTCCGCTATCGCTCTTCATCTGGAACTGCACATGGTTGCGCAGCTTTCCTTCGGTCTTGCCTTTCTTCTTTCCGCTCTTATAGGTATGGTTGCGCCGTTTGCCCTTGGTGAAGAGAGCTGCTTGAGCCTTCGAGAGCTTCTGTGTCGCCCGCGCCCATTCCTCCATTTCGCGGTTGTACTCCGAATCGGTCAGGAACCCACGCCGCCCGGTAAAGACATCCTTGACCGCTACCTTCTTCGCCATAACCTCCAGCCAAGATATAGGAGTCCGAGAATGGCCGCTATCAAGAGTACATTACCGGCCCTCATCCGGAACTTCTGCCACCAATTCAGCTTCTTTTCCACCTCCACAGGCACTTTCTGCAGCACCGGCACCTCGCGGTACATCCAGGCGGTATCATTCTTGATGACACTGTGCCAGCGGTCGATGCTGTCGTGGATAAACACTGTGTCGCCGCTGAGCCACTGGGTGTGCCAGCGGTCGATATAGGTGCTGTCGTGCACCATCCGCACCGTCTCTGTAGTGTCGTGGATGTACACCGGCTCCACGATGGGTGCAACCGTCTTGCGGCTGCACCCCGTAAGAGCCAGCAACAATATTAATCCTAAAACTATGACTGCGACCCAATTGAAATTACTATTTGTTTTCATATCGTTAAGCTCTACTTCTGGTTTCCAATGATAACCACCCTTTTCATCAAGCATCGGATAAGGTTTTGGCTGAGGTGATTTACTCATACTATATATTTTTTAATACCTTCCACGTGAACACGGGCACACAGTTCCTTGGCTTCGTCGGTCAGCAGCCACTCACACTCCTTGCGGCAATCCATAAAGAAATTCTCTGTCAGCACGGCTGGCATCGTGGTGTGGCGAAGCACATAGAACCCTGCTTCCCAGTCGGCATCGCCGTCGCTGAAATCACGGCGCAGACGTTTATCCTTGGGGAAAATCTCGGCTGCTGCATCGTAGAGGCAGGTAGCCAGGCGGTCAGCTTTGGTCTCGCCGCGTGAAGTGAAGGCACTCCAGCCGTAAGCCTCAACCCACTTGCCTTTGTTGCCGGCGGCGTTACAGTGAACCGACAGAAACACCGTCGGCACCTTCGACTGCTTAGCGATGGCGTTGGCGCGACGGCAGCGTTCCTCCAGCGTCACATCCCATTCTTCCGGGGTGATGATGGTGTAGGTTATTCCCTCCGCCTCGAGCATTCCTGCGATGAGGCGCACCACCTCTCGCGTCCATTGGTACTCCAGCAGCTGGCGACCATCCTCCAACTTTGGACTACGCTTTCCAACGGTGTTATTGCCGTGTCCGTTGTCGAGTAGAATGTGCAAATTCTTCATAGAACCACTTTTTTGTTGTTAAACATTCGGAGATTGTCGATACTCACCGCTGTCGGTGAGCCGATTTTATTGCCGGCGCTGTCACACTGCTGCACACCGCGCAGGCGGTTGGCTTTCATATTTTGGCGCAATCCGCACGAGAAAGCGTGAGAGAAGTACACCAGTTCGCCCTCTTTAGTATAGAACTCAACAGAGAACAGTACGCGCTTTCCGTACTGGTCTTCCCGGATTTCCATTTCGCGCAGGGCATCCACGCGACGTATTTTTTCGATTTCTTTTTCCATAGTGCAAAAATACACCATATATCCACCATCAACAGGGACACCCATTCTGGATTTCAGGCTTCAGGTTTCGGGTTTCAAGGTGTTCGAGTCAAAACCCTCAATTTTCAGACAAAAAATTAGGAGCAAAGCGACTTATCTGCTTCCGCAGCGGGGGCTCGCCCTACCGAAGAGCGTGCGAACGACTCCCCTTCCTTACCGATATGTTAAAATTTTTAACATTTCATTAACATTTGAACTCCCGTCCACATTCCGCTGTCCACCCTGCCCGTCCACCTCTCGCAGTCCACTATGCAAGTGTGCGCACGACAGTACGCACTCTTGCTACTACCCCGAAGCTGTGTGTAGTCCACTGTAGACCGCTTGCAGTCCACAATGGACTACACTCTGCTGAGGTCGCGAGGGGAACAAGCCTAACCCTACACCTTCCCGCCGGTGTGGTGTTGTGTGCGAGGGATGGCTGGAAGGTGTGGGTGGGCTTGTGTGTGTCTAGATGCTCTGGCTTCTCGAAAGCAAGTGTGGACACGACAGTGGTCACTCTTGCTAACACCTGCCGGAAAGTGTGCCAGGGTGCAGTGAGCAGCGCAGGAACGAGCAGTCGCAGCCGCACTGTGGCACTCTTGGAGGCAGACACGCTTCTGTCGCTCTGGCTTCTCGAAAGCAAGTGTGCAGCCTTTCTTTCGAGCAACGCAGCTCCACCATTGCTATGCGGTACGCACAGCGATAGTGCAGCGAGTAGTCGCAGAAAAGAAACGCAGCACTCTTGCTACTACCCGCCACGGTGTGTGCTATTGGGATGAGAGCCCAGCAAGGAACGGCGCACGAGCACCACGATAGCACTCTCCGTGGCTGACACGCTTCTGTTGCATTAGGGATGGGAGAGGTGCGAAGCAGTCCACAGGACGGAAGCGAAAGCGGACCCTTGGACAGCCCGACGGCGTAGCCGGAATGCCCAAACAAAAGAAAAATAACTAGTCTGCCATTATATTATTAAAATCGTCATCGTCTGAACCTTGCAGACAGTAGGCGTACTTAGTCCAGATAAGCTTATCCACCGCGTCGGAAAAGTGTGTAGCCTCTTCAGGGAGGACACCAGAGTCGGGACGCTCAGACTTTTTGTCTTTCTTCAGCTGTCCGTCCACATTCTTCACACGGGCATTATTCATACTGATAAGCGAGTACTTGCATTTGTCGCCGTTTATGCGGAAGCGAGGGATAAGTGGGTCGACCTCACCCAGAATGATATTCCACAGCAGGTGTTTGTCGGACTGTGGCGGCTCCATACCCGGATGTTCCTCGATTGTAACTTCCCAGCCGTAGCGTTGCAGCTCTGCTATGGCCATTTCGTTATAGGTAATGGAGTTCAGCACGTTGGGGTTGCGATGGTCGCCGTAGCGGTCCTTATAGAAGATAACCTCACGGCACAGATGATTCTCGTAGTATTTACAGAACTTGCCTATCAGGTCACGGATCATCATATTGTCGCCGCCGTCCGGCTTAACGAAAAACTCATTGATTTGCGTCTGGCAGACAGTCTGCGATGCACAGTTTGTGACGAAATCCCAATAGCGGGGCTGTTGTACCGTCATCAGGCAGATAGAGGAACCCCAGTCGAAAGAAAGCTCCAGCGGAGAGTTGGTATCACAGTCGCGGTCGTAGACGCTGCTTTCAAACATACCGTCCTCGAAATCGAAGTTGGCACGGCTGGCACCCTCTGCCACACGGTCGCTGTCGTAGCCGTTGTAGTAGACGTGCTTTCGCTCCTGGATTGAATAAAAACAGTCCTCCACCTTATCGTAATACATATTCATGATTTCCACCATAAATATGAGTAACGGGAGCAACCGCTGATTCTTCAAAAGGTAGTCGAACCCCAACATATTGAGGTTGTCAAAAGCATTTGAGAGGGTAAACAGCACACCTTCTTTCGACACGAAGGGAGAGATCTGCCTTTTGAGGCGTGCTATCTCGTTCCATTGGCGACGGAATTCCGGCACAAGTTCTGCCGCCTCTGCCGCCTTACCTGTTGCCGATGCCACCTTATAATGCTGCACCACCTTCAGGAGTTCCACCTGCTGCATCACGATACGGTTCCAGATATCGAATAGCCGGATGCCGCGCTCCTGATAGTAGTAGTTTCCGTAGTCGAGAATCCAGCGCCCATCTTTGCTGATAGGCATAGAGGTCGAGAACTTGAAGCCGTGGTGCATAGCGATAGGGTGGTTGGACTTGCGTCCGAAAAACTCCAGGTTGCCACGGTTGGTGGGCGATACCTCGTTATTGTACTGTTCCCTATCCAGTAACAGGGCCTCATCGGCAATCTCATAGTCCACGTTTGCACCACGACCGCTGCCGGGTTCCGACTGGGATATCATAGCGAAGCGTGTGCCATTGGAAAAGGATATCACATTGTCGAACTTCGACAATGTTTCGTAACTATCCTTAAACCACGACGGCGGGCGTTTGCCGACCACATAGTTTACATCCTTCTGATAACCGATTTGGTTAAGCAGTTTGAGGGAAGAGGGCAGGGTGCGGGTAAGCAACTGCCCGAAAGTCTTGCCGGTAAGGGCCACGACTGCACCAGGCATAAAGCGGACAATCTGGTCCATTTTAAACCCGATATCGAAAGATTTACCGGTTCCACGACCTTCCACCGACACCTCGCAGGGAGCACGAAGGAGCAGCTTTGGCAACTGTGCCAGATTACCGTTGAGAGAGATATCAGCCATCAGCTTTCAAGTAGAGCCATTGAAGTATTATCGTCGATATCCCCGGAGAGGAACGAAGAAAGAACCTGACGTGCCTCGATAGGCATTGCCTCCAATTCCGACTCTTTCAGGGTAAGTGTGCGACCACCGATATTGATTTGGATATTGACGTTGTTTTGTTCCATCACCTTTGGGTCGATGTGCTGGTCGGGCATGTGCTCGAGGTACTTCTGCAATGTGGCGAGGTTTTTAGATCTGACAGCCTCTGTAGCGTCGGGCGACGCTATTTCGGTCAGTAGGCGGTCGAGGAAGAAAGTCTCCAGGAATTCGCGCTTCACGTCCACATACGCAGACCAGTTTTTCCGAGCGAAGTCCACATATTTCACCGCCGTATTGTAGGCACATTTGGTAGTGACCATAAACTGGCGTATGCAGACATTGCGCTGGGGATATTTCTTTATTAACCCATACGCTTCGAGACATTTATTGAGCATATCCTGCTGTTCTGTGGTCAGAGCCACAGAAGAGCCGGAGTGGATATACTCACGGACAACCTCAAAATTGAGGTCCATAGTAGAGACTAGCGACTTACTCATTGTGCAAGTTCACGGTGTGCCACGTCGGCGCGTTTAAAGAAATTAAGCATCTGTTCGATAGCTGGAGTGCTGCCGTTTTTTGCCGACTGCAGCACCTGCTGACGGATTTCCAACTCGGCCTGCAGACGGCCACGGATCCAGGACTCGAAGACACGACCGTCCTCTTCGACAAACTGGCGTGCCACGTCGGCGATAGCCAGTCCGCAATTGTAGGCCACTTCCTTGTAGGTGAGACCAACACGACCGCAGACAATGATTTCTTCATAGTCTTTTTCTTCTAATTCTTCAATTTTTCTAGCCATTGTAAATACCTACTATATATATTATAGACTTATCAGGGAAGAGTTTCCCTGTAGCACGAATAGTAGAGCCGGTGGTGATGATATCATCCATGATGATCACCACAGGCTCCTTGATGTCGGCGTGCAGCTCAAACAGTGGGTTGATGCGTTGTGCCGACTCCGTTGTGATAGCGTCGGGGTAGAAATGAATCTTGGTGCGTTCAGCCACCTCCGTAGCGATAGCCTCAGCGAAGTTTTTCGTCTTATGGTGGCGCTTCGGAGGAGTAACGAGGGCGTAGATATCGCGGCTTGCCGGGCCGATAAGTTTCTCAATAATCTTGCAGATGCTGTCGGCGAAGCGAGAGACGTTGTAGAAGTCGCGTTTGATAGAGGTGAGCTCGTAGCCCTCTTCCGAGCGTTGAAAGGCTGAGATGAGCGACATATCAGAACGCTGGTGGTACTTGATACGCTCCACGAGGTCGCAACGTGGAACAGTGTACGTTGCGCCCTCGCGCCATGCAGCCCTCTTGCTGTCCGCTTCCTGAATACCAGCAGCCTGTGCCTGTTCAGCGATATCAATAAACTCTGCTGCCGCCTCTTCATCCATCCGACTCACCTCCTCGCGATGGCGTTGCAGCTCTGCATCGTTTGAGAACTGCTGCTCAATGATTGAGTGGTCAGCCTCGAAAACGTGGGGAATGGTGGCGATAGTGCCACGTTCCGGCTGTGGGTTGGTGGTGAAGTTGAGTGAGCCGAAGATTGAGATTTGCCATTCGTCATTGCAGACAGTACACACTTTGGCGTGGACTGGCGCGATGACGAATGGCCAGTTGAGTTGGATGACCTGCATAGGCTCTGGATTCCGCACCTTCACGCGCGGATCTATCCAGAGTTTGAACGAACGTAGAAGACCCTCCTTTCTAAGGGAAAGAAGGTCTTCTACGGCTCGTGAAGAAATAGCCCAAGTGCAGGCGGTAACGTCTGCCGGGCCCGTTTGATTCAGCACATAACGCAGCACATGGTGCATAGCGTAGCGACCAAACGTCCAGAAGTTGACGATTTGGTCGCGTTCAAGCTTGCCGATGTGTGCGCGGAGGATATCATAAGGCTGACCGACACACTGCACCGACGCCTCCCCTGCACCAATAGGTGTGTAAGGGGAAGCGGCATCGTGGCAGTTGCGAGTGGCGATAGCCTTATCCTGTGCTGTGAAATCAAGAATTCCCACGTGATTCCAATTCTGCTGTGAGGGTTACAAGTCCCTGGGTCTTATCCGCAAGCTTCTTTACTATCTCCTCTTTCTTCGGGCAGTCGGGCATAGGATTTTCCGGCAGGGGTTTGCCGCCTTTCGTGGCGATATCCTGCTGGAAGCGGAGCTGGTTATTGCAGCGAGTGATAGCAGCCTTGGCCGCCTTGATGGCTTTAGCCAAATCAAGGTCGGACATCTTGGAGAGTTCATTATTGGTGGCCTGTTGCTTGTTGTCCTCTTTCGGCTGTTCCTGGTTGATGACGGCGAGAAGCTGCTGCTCATCCAGTTCACCATTGAAGAAAGCCTCCTTGGCCTCGTACACCTCATTGTATCGAGCCACGAGGGGAGCCTGTTCGTCGAGCAGGGCCTTGCGGCGGGCTATGATATCGGGGGTGTTCTCGGTGCCGAGGTTGAAGAGTTCCTCTTTGATGCGCGTGAGTTCCACCCAGGTATCATGCGCAATACTCTTGGCGATGGCAGCCACCTCTGGGATGAGAGGTTTGTCGTTGTCCATTGGCGGCTGGTTCTCATCTGTCGGTGGGGTATCCACCTTCTGCGTTGTGCCACCTTCACCTGTCGGCGGGGTGTCCACGACTGTCGGAGTCTGCGGCGGTTCCACCGGCTCAGGTTCCTTCACCTTCAGAGCCAGTTTCCCTAACTCGTAGATCAGTTTCTTCATCCCGAAACGTTCGGTGGTATTCTGAAAATAACGCACCAGGCAACGGTTGGTGCAATGCTTCTCGAGCAGTGCCACGCCGACACTGTAGCTTCTCTTTGGGTCTTCAACCCATTGTTTAATTGTTGTTTCCATACTGCAAAGATATAACGTGCGCACGGAAGATTGAGGGACTGAAAAAAATGAAAAAATCTCGAAGGGATATATGTTTTTCGTGTAACACTTGTAATATTTGTAATATCGTTGATTTTCAACGATATGTAATATTACAAGCCTACGAAAAGCGGTTACAAATATTACAACTTTCGGCGAAAAGCCGAAAATGAGACCAAAATATTACAAATATTACAAGAATATTACAAGGTTGTAATAGTGTAATATGTTGTATTACAACAATATTACAAATATTACAAATATTACAAGGTTTTTGCGTTCAAAAATTTCAAAAAAATTTTTTCGCTGTAGCCCCGTCGGGATACAAAGAAAGCCCCCGGCATTGCTGCCGAGGGCCACGCGGACTTTGAGGACCTTGGGGTTTTACTCCCAAGAATTTTTCGATTGAATGTTACTCCTCGCTGATGAGCGGGAGGCCGTGGGTGTCATCTTCGGGAGTCCAACCCTCGTAGAACACCTGCGGTGCGTCGGTATTCCACTCGAAGTGGCACTCGGCACCGTTGGCATCGGTGACAGCCTTGCCGCTGGTGACCTTGGTCGAGTCGGCCAGGCGCACACCACGGCGAGTGGTGCCCAGAAGGTGGAACTGATCGTTGTTGAGTTCAACCACGATAAGCAGCTCCTGGTTGTTGTGTACGGCCACAAATCCGAGGATGTCGGCCTTGAATGCCGGGTGGAAGATTTCCAACTCTGCTTTGAACGAGCGGCTGCCGTGCTGACCCTGCGGGGTGTACACGAGCTCACCGAGGTCTTCACCGCAGAACATCTTCATGAAGCCCTTGCCGGTGGGGCAGGTGACGGCCTTGCCTTCCATAGCGGCACTGCCAATCACCACACGCTCGGCGTAGGTGGTGATGGTAGCCGGGCGCAGTGCGTTGACGGTTGTTACATCTTCCTTGGCGATGAAGTAGATGGTTCTTACTCCAGACTGGTTATTGCCGCAGGTATCGCTCTCGGCGATGTTCTGCGGGGTGATATTGCAACGTCTACTCATTGTGTAATCTCCTATTATTAAAGGTTAGACAATTGTTTATTCGGTGGCCACTGTTTCCTCACTAGCCCAAACTAGCTTGTTGCAGCCGAAACCGACAGCCTCCCACCAGTCCATCAGAATTTTGACCATACGGTCGGACTTCTGAAGGTCGATATTCTGGAGTCCGTCGCCGCGCTTCATAATGTGGAACATGTTCTGCGGCATAGTGGCCCAGATGTCGGTGGTGCCGGCCATAGACTCGAGGCCGACCACAGTGTGGCGGGTGAAGTCGATGCGGGTGCCAATCTGGCCATCGTTGGAGATGTTGTAGAAACCCTTTGCGCGCTTGCCTTCGAGGTAGGCACGTTCGAATTCGGGAGCCACGAAGATCATCACGTCGTGCTTGGTGAACTGCGAGGCAATACCCTTACTGAAAGCCTCGATCTGGTCAAAGGCGGTGGTGGCATCCAGCGGAAGGATATCCTCAATAACATTGATGGGATAGTCGGTGTCAGCGGCGCCCACCTGAAGCAGCTTGTGGAAGCCGTCGAAGATATGCTCGCCACTACCGGCGCTGCCGGAGGTGGGAGCGGCATACTTACCCTTATAGACCACATCGGTCTCTTTCTCCTCCTCAATCATCTGTGCAAGATACTCCTCGAGGAGGTAGCGGACGATAGGCCACGACTCGGTGTTGCGGCTACTGTCGCCAGCAAGGAATCCCAGCCAGCTCTCCTCGATGTCGTGCGGATAGACCTCTTGGTCGACCTTGCACTGGCGCAGCTGAATCTCGTTGGGGTGGAAGTCCACGCCACCCTTGGCGGTGAAACTCTTCTGGAACTGCTGGAGCAGTTTCGAGAAGATGGGGTTGGCCATCTGATAGATGGTGTCGGTGGTGTTGACGTGGCGCATACCCGGAATCTTCAGGGTGGTGCCACTGATGAACGGCACGCCGAGGAGGCGGCTCTTGTTCTGACTGCCTTTCAGGTAGTACTTACCGAACGCGGTAATGATGTCGTCGATTGTTACCATATATTATATGTATTAATGATTAAACTTTCTCGTGTTTATCTGCCGAGCATAGCCTTCGCCTCCTGGACATAACCCTGTTTGGCATACCAGTCTTCGAAAGACTCTTCACCATCTTTGGTATCGCTGGCACCTGCGGGAGGTTCCTGCTTGGGGAGTTTGTTCACGATGGCTTCCAGCTCCGTGATACGGGCCTGGAGTGTAGCCTTTTCGGAGTTGGCGGTAGCCAGCTTGCTTTCAGCCTCAGCTTTGGCGGTCTTGGCCTGCGTCTTGGCCTGCTCAGCCTCCGCTACCTTGTTGTTGGCGGCGTCGAGGCTGTCGTTAATCTTTTTCAGCTGGTCATCGTCGAAGAGGGCCTTATTGTCCTTTCCTTCGACCTCGTTGGTAGCCAGCAGCGCGACTAGGGCCGCGAATGCGATGATGCTTTTCTTCATGTCGGATAATTTTTTGTGATTATTAAATAGTTTCTTAAACATATTCTCGTAGAATGCTTTTTTCTTGGTGTCTTCTTTGGTGTCGGGGATTGCCTCGGTGATGAATCCGTACTCAATGGCCTCATCGACATTCAGCCAGATGCCATTACCGTTGTCCTCGTTCATCAGTTCTTCCAGACGGGCGCGGTCGGTGCCGGTCACATCTTGATAAAGTTTGATGATACGGTCATTGACCTTACGCTGGGCTTCTAGTTCTGCCTCCAGGTCGTTTTCATTACCCCACGCTCCACTGCTGCACTTGTGCACCAGGAACAAACCGTAGCTACTCATCCGGCGAACGTGTCCAGCCATAGCGATAATGGTGGCCGCCGATGCGCAGAAGCCGACGCACTCCGTCGTCACCCTGTCGCCCATCGAGCGGAGAAGTTCGAAGATCGCCAGCGCGTCGTTCACGTCGCCGCCGTAAGAGTTGATTTTCACCAGCACCTTCTTGGTACCGGCTGCTATGTTTTTCAACTGGTCCGAAACACTCTTGAAGGTTACGCCCTCATCCCACCAGCTTTCGCCTATGGTGCCGTACACCTCCACTGTGACAAGCTGTTCGCTCTCGGTTATATTGAAATAATGCTTATCCATATATTTATTTTTGTTGCAAAAATAACACTCTATATACCTATATATATGTACATTTTGACACAAAGAAAGGTCGCCCGACACCGAGCGACCCGACACATGAAAGCAAAGAAATCTCAACTAACAATCTTCCGTTCCGACTCTGGGCACAGTGCCTCGAAGGTGAGCTGGTAGGCAGTCTCGCCGTCGGCTTCACCGCTATTCTCACTCTCAAAGTGGAAACGGAGCGGACTTGCGCCGTGGCCGTATAGCCATTCAGTACCGTTATTGTCGACCACTTTAACCAGAAAGCGGCGTTGGGTCATCTCCATCAGGTCGCTCTCCACCTCACGCTGGTTGCCGTGGTAGAGCAGTTCCACCCGATGCCGCCACGCCAGCACCTCTTCATAGTTGGCTGACGCTTTCGCTTCGTCGGCTTCAATGATCGACCAATTGTGATTTGTCAGCAGACTCACCTGCACACCGCCAGTGGCCGCTGATAGGCACGTTTGAACATTGTCGAAATCAACGTAATAGACTGATTGGATTCCCGCCATAGCGGAGCAAACCGGGTTCTTTTCAAAATTTTTTTCCATATAAAAATGTGTTAGGGACAAATTGCGAGTAAATTATTGTGTTTATTTGTGTTGTTTTGCACACTTTAACTCTTTATGGTCGTGCAAAATATCATCTTCATTGTGTCGGTAGTGCCTTTGATAATGCTTACGGAGTGCCGCGAAGCTTATTTCATCATCCTCGTACCCTTCTTTTTCCAAAAAATAGCGCATTGCCGTGTCGCGGCTGACCTCTCCCATCACGTGCGCCGTGGCGGTGAGGAGACACAGTCGCTCCCTCTCGCGACGGGAGATGATTAGTGAGAGGTTGGCTTGTTTCGCCATACTCATATAACCGCCATAGCGGTTGTAGTCGTACTCCAGAATATACACCTTGCCGTCCACCATCCCCTGTGGCATCCGGCTAAACTCCCAGGGCGATATCACCGGGTTGCGGCGAAGGCATTGTGTGACGATATTGTAGAGCCAACCGCGACCGAGGTCCACGGCGTTGCCGTCGTAGTTGAACTGTTTCTTCAGTACCTTCCACGCGAGGGGCTCCAGCTTGATGTCGACTGTATGTTTCATTCGAATAGCGATGTTTGGTTTTTTAACAGTTCCGCTTGACGGGCTTTCTCTTCCTCTTTCCTTCGCTCATCCCATTTGGTGAGTTGTTTGTCCACTGTCAATTCAGCATCCTTTGCCGGGTTCATATACCAGCGTCCACCGCCCTGCATCATCCACTCTTTCTGCTTGCGGAGCATTTCGGCCACATCGAGGAAGAATTGCTCACGCCCATTTTCAACCTTCTTTCCTCTTGGGCGAATGGCCATAACTTTCTCTACTACTTCCCGCACCTCTGTCTCTTTCTCGCGCATCAGCATCTTGGACTTCTCGCGGTCGGGGTCATCTTTTTTGCAGCGGAAGAAACGCCGCTGTACCTGTCGCAGCTCGCGTACTGCCGTTTCAAATTCCTGTGCATTCATCTTCAAATAGCTTTAGTTGGTTTGGGTCTTCGATAGGCGGTTCTTCATCCGGGCGCAAGATATCGTGTAGTGCGGCGATATGGTTTGCCGCCCAGCGCAGCTCTTTGTACACCAGTCGCAGGTGTTCTGCCACCGCCCTTGCCGATTCTTTATCCATCAGCATAGCTCACCGTTTTGATTCTCGTAAAGAATGATCTTACCCTTGCGGCGGGCCACATTGTGTTCCCAGCGGGCTCCACGGCTTTCGTTCCAGTCGCGCAGCATCACCACCCAGTCGCAATGGCGCAGCATTCTAATGCAACAAAACATAGCCAATAGCCACGGTGCATCTACTGGGATTTTCTTGGCAGGATTAACCACCTCAAACTTGGGGTTCAATTCGGTCAACCTTTGTTCCATCGATGCAAATTTCTCTTGATAACGGTTGTCGCCTGTCACCTTTCCGGCGATATAGATACAATTGTTTCTCATAATCAATAGGGTTTTTCGATATTGTTGATGTCACTGTCTTCATCCACCTGGCTCTCTACGTTGAGGTCAATGCCGTAGTTTTCGACCAGCTTGGCGTAGTTGAACACCAGGCTTCGGTTGGCTTTTTGCAAGGCCGTGACCTGCTGTCCACTCTCCGTGAAGCTCTTTCCGTTGTTCGGGTTGTCGCGCAGTCGTGTCGGTACCCGGAATTGCTTCACACATTCACCCATATACTCATCCTGTGCGGTGAGGTAGTGCCGCAGGCTTCCTTCGTCGATGATGCTGCTCTTGTTATCCTTGGTGCCTTTCATCAGTTTGGCGTAAAGCTTGAAGACACGGCTGGTACTGAGGTACACCACATCCAGCGGCTGACTGTAGTTGATGGGTTGACGGTTCACGCCGCTACCCTTGTATGCGGTCACGTCGCTCTTGCCGAAGTAAAGCTTCAGGTCGTAGTTGGTTTCGATATCGCCGTTGGTTAGCATCGTCTCGACAGCCACCCAGAAGTTGGCAATCTCGTTGCTGCTCTTCACTTCGCCGTTCTGCCGCTCCATGCCGTTGACAAACACGGAGAGTGCCTTGCTGTAGTCGAAGGGCAGTTCAATGCGGCCGTCCAGCGTGCGGAGCATCGCCAGCACCATAGTCCAGTTCTGCAAGATACGACCCTCGATGTGGCGGGTGTCGGTAGCCTGGCGCAGTTCCTCCTTGGTGTTGGCAAGCTGCTTCTCGTAGTTTGCCAGCACATACTCACGCTGTGCCAGCAGCTCGTTGGTGATGCAGGTTAAGCCCTGCTTCTCGTATTTCTTCAGGTCTTCGTATGCCGCGTTTTGCTCCGCAGAGAAAACCGTTTGGCTCACCGTCAGGTAAATCACACGGCTAAACAGGGCGTTGTCTGCCGTGGTTCGCTCCTGGCCGGTTAGGATGATGCCACAGTCCACCGGGGTCATCTCCTTCTTTTTGTCGCGGTCCATATTCATACGGCTGCGCCCGGTACCGTCGTACAGTCCTTTCAGGAACTCAATCTTATCGTACTCCACCGAATTTTTGTATTCGTCGATATGCACCAGGGCATTGCGGCAATGGGAAACGTGGTCGGCCATAGCCGGAAGGGTGGAGTTGGTCATATTCAGACCGTCGCCGTGGTTGCCGAAGAGCTTCAGCAGGGTGATGGCCATCTCGGTCTTACCCGTACCCTTCTGACCGAAGATATTGAGGATGGGGAATGAGTTGAAGCGACGGAAGATAAAATCGCGGAAGAGTGTTGTGAGGTAGAAGCCTATGCCCACCACGGCATTGTCGCCGTAGACGGTCAGCATCTTGCTTGCCAAGGTGTGGAGGTCGGCAGAGCTGCCTGTGTGGATGAAGCGACGCTCAAACTGGAACAATTGGGTGTCGGCCTTGTAGAAGCTTGACAATGCCGGAAGGTAGTACCATTGCTTGCGCACCTCCACCGTGCCGAGGTCGTCCAGCGTGCGGAATTCGTTCTGCTCATCCAGGATGCCGTTGCTCCAAGCCCAGAATCCCTCACGCTGCCATCCCAACTGCTCCACCTCCTTACAGGTTTTGGTGTGCTCGTATAGATATCGCTTAATGGTCATCAGGTCGCTGTTGCTACCCTCGAAGATGAAGTTGCCGGCACTCTCGACTCGTGTCTGGAATGCCGCCAGCGACACCATATCCTTCTGTGGGATTTCAAGGTCTTGCACCAGTCCTTTGTTGTTGGTCATACGGTACAGACGCTTGGCGTTCACCGTACTCTCGATGTGAAAGAGGGGTTGCAGCACGAAGTTGCTCACCACCCGATATCCTCCTTCGAGGTCGCGCTGCATACAGTAGCCGTTATTCTTCTCACAGAAGCGGTATTCGTCAATCATCGCCACTTGTTCCTTGGTGTAGCCCTGCTCGTTGACCTCGCGTGTCTGCTTGCGGTCGGCTTGCTTCATTGCGGCGTTCCACACCTTCTTTGGTGGGATGATCTTCGCCAGCTGGTCGATGTGGCCCATCCGCTCACCCTCTTCACGCTTCAGCAGTAGCGGAGCTAGTTCCGAGGCTACACCGGACACCTCTGTCGGGTCGGGGTCATCGCCCATGGCGGCCTTGCGTTTCTCTGCGACATAGGAAAACCAGCTCTTCCTCATTTTCGTGAAGTCACGAAAATGATCGGCGTTCTTAAAGAAAGTATCGGGATCCTGCTTCTTTCCGTTGTAGTATGGTTCCGGCGTTGCCTTCGGCCATACCAACTCATCAACCTCTTCACCCTTGATGTTGTAAAATCTTTCACCATCACTATACCCTGCTACCAAAGGTTTCTCCACACCTTTCACTACATAAACCACCCAGTCATCTTTCGCTTCATCGACAATCACCCCTTCCCATTTCTCTTTCCCATTATCTTCTCTCAAATCTTTCACCTTGTAGGTGTCATCGGGGATAGTGAGTGTATAGGCCATCACTCCCGACTCCAGTAGCACCTTGCCGTTTTTCTCCGTGGCGTTCTGACCTGCCGGGTCGCTGTCGTAGAGCAGCACGGCACGGCTCACCGTCTTGGTGAGGATGGCGGCGTGTTTCTTGGTCAGCGCGGTGCCGCAGGCGGCCACTACATTGCGGATTCCGAGCTGGTGCATCTTGATGACGTCGGGGTTGCCCTCCACCAACACCACCTCGCCAAGTTTCGAGGCTTCGGCCCTTGCGAAGTTCCAGCCAAATAGTGTCTCACCCTTGACATAGATGTTGTTCCTGTCGTCCTCGTCGCCTGTGCTGTTGATGTATTTGGCCACCTTTTCACCCTGCTCTGCCTGGTACCACGGCACGATGCGCCCGCTGAAGGCCACGGGTTCCCCGCTGGTGTTCAGTATCGGGAACATAATGCGGTCGCGGAAGCGGCAGTAGTAGCCGGCGCCGTTCTTGTTCTGCTTGAAGAGGGTGCTGCGTGTCAGCGTGTCGTATGGCACCTTTTTCTCTTTCCGCAGGTAGTCCCACAGCGCATTCCAGTCGTTGGGTGCATAGCCGATTTCCCATTGCTGCAGCGTCTCATCGCTCCATCCCCTCTCCTTGACATAGGCAGCGGCCTGCTTGTTGTTCTTCAGTTGGTTCTGGAACCACACCACAGCCAGCTTGTTCACATCGACCTGCTCCATTTTGCGCTCACGCACCTGGCGCTGCTCTGTGGTCTCGTGGTAGTCGTCGGTGAGGGTGTAGCCCATCAGGTCAGCCACATATTTCACCGCCTCGATGAAGTCGCACCCTTTGCGCTTCATCACGAAGTCTATCGCGTTGCCGCCTTCGCCGCAACCGTAGCACTTCCAGTGGTTGTTCCTCGGGTGTACCGTGAAGCTGCCCGTCTTCTCGTTGTGGAATGGGCATTTACCGACCCAGTTGGCACCTGCCCGGCGCAGTTCCACACCGAGGCTTTCCACCACCTGTTTCAGGTCGGCCTCCTGTTTTACGTATTGGATTTGATCTAATGGTATCATTACTGTCTTGTATCAATCTCGCCAATGTGGAGTTCTTCCAGCTTGGCCTTGATTCTTTCAATGCGCTTCATCCGCGCCTCGTGTTCGCGCTTCAATATCAGCAGGGCCTCTTCTATGCGGACGTTGTTCCGTTCGCCCCTGGCCACAGCCCTCACCAGGCTGGCGCTCACGCCCAGTTCCGCAGCCACCCTGCTACAAGCCCCGTGGGGCAGTCCGTCAATCTTTGCCATATTTGCCCTTTCTCTGTTGGAATTTACTCATTACTCTGCGTCTGATAATCAACTCTTTTCGGATATATTTTTTTGTCAGCCTTGCGCGCTCCTTTGGGGTCAATGTAATCAAGCGAATCAAATCCCTACCAGGCACCACGATGTCAAAGTTTAGTTCCGTGCGTCTCATTCTGCCGTAGATGTCTGATTCGTAATTCGCAATTCCGAGTCCAGGAGCTTCGTGGTAGAAGGATTTTATATCTAGTTTCTGCCATTCCTCCGTACTGTCTTTGTGTTTGAAAAAAACTTCACTCATATTGCAATCCCTCCTTCCTGATAAACTCACCACTCTCTTCTCTTTCAAAGAAAACTCTAATGGTGGAGCCGACGATTACATCTTCCCCCTTTACAAAGGAATCAATCATTGCTTCCATTTCTTCGAGGTCGCCAAGTCTGTGGTTATTCTGGTATTCCAGTTCAAGGCATAGGTTTTCGTTGTTGTCCCACCAATGCACATCTTTGATATTGCATTGCTGGTATCTCAATGCACCGATAGCAACACCTTCGATAAAGTTTTTGCTGATCTTCATTTCCCCACCTCCTTTCTCGCGAGGCTTCTGCGGCTTATGCAGTCAGTTTCTTTTACCATCAGGACCGGCTGGACATAATAGCCTTTGTCATCTTGACCGAACAGGCACACCATCGTTCCAGTCTTGTTGTCTTTGTGCCTCAATGGACACTTCTTTGTCAGACAGACGCGCTCTTTCATTGCTCATCCTCCTTCCTTTTATTTCTCTTGGCACTCCAATCCTCAATAAGGATGGCTATATAATATCTGACAACTATGTAGGCCACATACAACAGCACAATCCCTATAAAGACGGCGGCCACAGCATCTTTCATTGTCCATACAAAAACCATTGTTTTCATTGTTGTACCTCCTTTTCAATTTCAAATAGAGGGTCGGCATAGCCGATAAAAGTAAATTGCAACTGATTTGTCAATGGCATAAATCTTTCTCCAGCCTTGACGAATCTCTTCCCGCTCTCTGTTTTGACGTGGCCTTTTAGTTTCTTGAAGTGCATATGAACATTGGCTATGCACCACTTATTTAAATATGGCTTATTCATCCCTGCACCTCCCTTCTTTCTTTCAGGGCCTTGCGCAGCTCCTTGCAGCGGTCGTGACTTACTGCGCTACAGTCAACCCAATAGGGTGCCGTGTCCGGCATCTGCTGGTTGCATTGGGCAAAGGGCTTGCACCCCTTGCTCGTTGTGGCTGTCACCAGGCGCGGACAGCCGATGAGTTTACAAAATCCTGCTTTCATTGTGCTTGCTTTTTTATTCGTTCCAATACGCCGCGCTGTAGTCGTATGTGCTGCGGACAGATGGCCTGTCGGTCATTCCGTGCACCCGCACGTTATGTTTGCGCACCTTCATCTGGTCATTCTGCCTGTGGTTCCCCACTGGCAGAGCGAGCCGGATGAGATACTGCTTCTTGCTCTCGCCGAGCACGGCCACCTTAACCTGCTGCAGGTTGAAGGTGCCGTCGAAGTTCGGCGACTTGTAGTTGTAGGTGCCCTCCTTGGGCGTGGCGTATAGGTTCATATTTCTACCTCCTCTTCGATATACCCCTGTTCAACCATTTCTCTGTTGAGGAATTCGGGTAAATCCTCCATAGTCACATAGTTATTTTCCCATCTTGCGTGATATGGAATTCCGTCTTTTGCAACGGTTGTTTTACTGAGTTGAATACAATCTTGCTTTGGTCCTTTGCTCACATCGAAACCCAGTTGTCTTATTGTGATGAACACATCCGCGAAGCAGGTCTTATGGCTGATCTTTTTCAGCTTCGGGAATCCGTCTCTGTCGTACTTCATTGCTCATCCTCCTTTCTCACCTTGCGGCGTTTGCACCAGGCTTCGCAGACGTGGCGAGGCGGTACGGTTGACAGTCCGGTATGGCGGCACTTGCCGCGCACCCAGTCTTGGAATCCGTCTTTTTCACGGCTCTCGTAGTGGCCGCAGAATCTGCACTCCATCACCGGCTGTTTATCTTCCGGCAGGAATGGGTCTTTTGCTGGTTTGCTCATATTTCTTTGCTTTAATTGTTTGTGTCTTGGTGGATGCAGGCGGCTCTCGCCTACCTGCACCCTGCGGGCAGTTCTCTCAGGGCACCCGAAATTTTTTCGACCGCGCCGCTCAAACGGCGCGGTGCAATAATTCTTCAATCTGTTTTGAAGCGAGGAGCGGGCGCACCTGAAAACTGTTGCACTTGCCGTTGTTGTTCAAAGCACCGCGGTCGGGGTAGTATAACCAGGCGTAGCTGCCAAAGTACTCACCGACGGCCCATTCCCAGCCTAACTTGTCGCCACCAGCCTCTTCCAGTGCGGCGTCAATCTCTTCGTGGTAGACGGCGATAATCTTGCCTTGCTTCTCGTTGAAGCCTTTCTTGCCCAGCTCTTTCAGTCTGGCCATCGCGTCCGGCCAGGTGTACTCCTTACCGTTGTCGATGGGGTGCAGCTCCAGCGCAAAACGCTCGTCGAGGGTTTCCACCATCACGCCCACGGCCTTGCCGTCGGCGTCTCTTAAAATCGTTACAGGTTTTTTCTGTTCCATTGTCTTGTTTTTTATGGGGTTAATATTGTGTTGTTCAAAAACGGGCCTTCGCAGAGGCCTTTTTGCTCCCGGCACTCTTGCTGCCCAGCAGCTCCCGCTTCCAGGACATCGCCATCTTGAATTTCGGCAGCTTGCGCTCCGGCACCACGACGGTCTTGCCCTTGCCGATGTTCCGGCCCTTCTTCTGGGCATAGGTGTTGAGGTAGAAGCGCCCGAAGCCGCGCAGCGTCACCTCCTCGCCGCTCTCCACGGCCTCCTTCACCTCGCTGATGGCGGCCAGCAGCACCACGTCCACCACGGTCTGGTCTACGCCTGTCGTGTAGGACACATTCTGTTTCAGTTCTTGTCTTGTCATAATCTGTTTGTTTTTTAGTGGGTTGATATTGTTGTTCTCTTTGTGGGAGGGGGTGGAGTCTCACCACCCTCGGGCCAAACTTTCGGACGCACACGGGCCCACACATTTTCAATCCTAGTCCCCCGTGCGGAGCTTTATTCTGCGGCACTCTGTCTCGCTGCCGCCACCCTCCCAAGTTTGGGGCTGCTTCCAAGTGTTACAGGCCTTGCGGCCACAGCCCCTTGCCGGTCTTTCCCGGCTGCCATCCAGAGCCTCAATCCAGGCTTTCTTATATACAAGCTTTGGCGAGCATTACACAACCCTGCTGGTCCTCATCCACCTGCCGTTGAACATAAACCTGTCTCCGGCGTTGTACTGGCGGGCCAGCATCTTCACCTCGTTCTCCGTCATCTTCGGGCAGCGCGACATCTGGAACAGCTTCGCGTCGCCCTCGGTCCAGAACTTCCGCAGCCGCACCCACTCGAACCTGCCCTTCAGCAGGTCGGTGTGGCACTCCAGCACCACGCCGTCGCGTTCCCAGACCAGCTGGAACATCATTCCGCACCTCCTTCTGCTTTACCGTAGGTATAGCCACCAAGGAACACACGGAACAATTCATTTACTTTGCCATTATTATAGTAATAGCCTTTCGTCCACAGCTTCTTTTCTGCTTTATCGAATTCGCTAGGTGCGTAAGTATACATATGGATTGTTCGCTCGAACATATCCATTATGTCGTACATTTCCTTTGAGTATTGTTTCAGTTCTGTACTCATACGGTCACCTCCTTGCTTTCTTTCAATCTGTTCAGACACGATGAGCGGGCGCACCTGATGACTGATGTACTTGACGTTGTAGGTCAAAGTACCGAGCGTCGGGCTGTACAACCACGCGATGATGCCATTGTACTCACCGACGGGTATCCATTCCAAACCCAGCTTGTCGCCACCGACTTCTTCAAGAGCCGCGTTGATTTCTTCGTGGTAGGCGGCGACTAACTTCCCCTGCTTTATATTGAGGCCTTCATTGCCCAGCTCCTTCAGCCGTGCCATCGCTTTGTCCCAGGGGTACTCTTTGCCGCCGTCGATGGGATGCAGCTCCAGCGCAAAGCGCTCGTCGAGGGTTTCCACCATCACGCCTATGGCCTTGCCGTCGGCGTCTCTCAAAATAGTTACGGGTTTTTGTTCCATAATCTTTTTTATAGGGTTAATACTGTTGTCTCTCTTGGTGGATGCAGGCAGCTCTCGCCGTCCTGCACCCTGTCGGTCTTCCATCCTCCGACAGCTAGCATAGCCTCCTCCCTATGCACGAGCCAGCTCCTACGTCTGGCGACTAAAAAATGTCTTGCGGAGTGGAGGGGTTCGATACCCTCTCGTGGCGATGTTCATCCGATGTTACCCCCATCAGCGGCACTCCGTCGCCGGTCTTTCCCGGCTGTCATCCCAGGGTCCCGAGTGACGTGGACTCTCTTGTCTTGTATTATAGGTAGTCGAGAACCTTTTTCGTCTCTTTCACCTGCCTGAACCATTGCGGCGCTCTCTCGATGCCGAAGTCCGAGGTGTGCAGATCTCCCTTGACGGGAACTGCAAAGCATGTCTGTATGCCGTACACCACTTCGTGGCCCTTGGTGTAGTCTTCGTAGGCAAGGTAGTTTACCTGTATTCCTTTCCAGTACTTGCGGAACATTTCACCCGGTGATAGTTTGTGAATCCTCCACACCATCAAGTGCAGCACCACCTTGTTTCCCGAACATGCCTGTGCCACCAGAATGTCGTCGCCCTCCTTCAATTCCTTCGGAATACGGGTGCGCAGTTCGATGTCCTTCTCTCCTTCGAGGAACGACTTCACGAACCCTTTGTGTACTGTTATCATCCAGACCATACTTTCCAACTCTAATGTAAGTCTAACCTAACTCTAACTTTACTCTGACTTCGTTTCGGCTTCTTCTGCCGTCACCTCCTGCATCAGCTTCCCGCCCAGCTCCAGCGCCCGGCGCC